CTTCACAAATAGCACAAAACTCAATTACATCTTCTGAGATTCCAGACAATAGTATAGGAGCCACACAAATAAGTGCTGCTGTACTTGCCGCAAAACAAGATAATTTAGGAAATAATAGTATTACAGCAGCAATGATATCACAAAATACAGTAGGTATCTCTGAACTAAATGTAAGCGACGGTAGTAACGGTCAAGTATTAACAACTAATGGAAGTGGTACACTTTCTTTTGCAACTCAATCAGCAGGAACAGTAACAGAAACATTCAAAACAATATCAGTCTCAGGACAAGACGATGTAGTAGCTGATGGAGCAACGGACACTTTAACACTTGCAGCAGGAAGTGGAATGACAATTACCACAAATGCAAGTAGTGATACTATTACTTTTGTATCAAGTGCTTCAGGAATAGCAGATGACGCAGTAACAACTTCAAAAATAGCAGACTTAAATGTAACCTCAGCAAAACTGGCAGCAAACTCAGTAACATCAGCTAAGATAGCAACTGATGCTGTTGGAGCAAGTGAAATAGCTGCAAACTCAGTAGGCATATCAGAATTAAATGTATCAGATGGAAGTAATGGACAAGTATTAACTACAAACGGAAGTGGAACTCTATCTTTTGCAACAGCAAGTGGAAGTGTTTCTGAAGCTTTCAAAACTTTATCAGTCTCAGGACAAGATGATGTAGTAGCAGATTCAGCTACTGATACTTTAACTTTTGCAGCTGGTTCAAATATGACAATCAGTACTAATGCAAGTAGTGATACTATTACTTTTGCAGCAAGTGGAAGTGGAGGAAGTAGTTCTTCTTTTGCGAAAAATACTTTTACAGGAGACGGCTCAGATACTACTTTTACTCTTACTACAAGTATGAGTAATGAAGATGGTTTAATAGTATTTATAGATGGTGTATATCAAGCAGATAATGTTTATTCAGTTTCAGGTACAACTTTAACTTTTGCAACAGCACCTGTAAATGGTAGACTTATTGAAGTTTTCCAACTGGAAGGTGGTATAGTTGGAACTGCCCCTATTCTTGCAACAATGACAGGAGATGGTTCTGATACTACTTTAGCACTCGGAACAACACCAAGTTCAGAAAATCAATGTTTTGTAACTATTGATGGTGTAATGCAACATAAATCAACTTATTCAGTTTCAGGAAGCACTTTAACTTTTAGTACTGCTCCACCAAATGGAACGGCAGTCGAAGCTATAACTCTTACAAATACATCAGTTGCAACTTTTCAAGACTCTGATGGTGATACAAAGATTCAAATGGAAGAATCTAGTGATGAAGATAAAATAAGATTTGATACTGGTGGAACTGAACGTATGATTATTGATGACTCTGGAAAAGTAGGTATAGGAACTTCAAGTCCTGCACAAAATTTACATATAGTTTGTGATTCTGGTGACGAAGGTATTCTTTTAAAAAGTACAGGTAATACATCTAATGCTTTAACAATAGATGCTAATAGAAGTAGTGCAGGTGGAGCATTAGGTGAAATTCGTGGTTTATGGAATGGCACAGAAGTTGCTCGTATGGTATTAAGAGGTGGTGACGATACTACTAATAAAGATGATGGTTTTATAACATTTGCTACGTCAACTGCTGATAATATTTCAGAAAGAATGAGAATTGATTCTGCTGGTAAAGTTGGTATAGGAACTAACAGTCCCTCTCACACATTAACTGTAAATTCAGGTTCTAGTGGTGTATCTGCAAAACTTATTACTACAGCAGCAACTGGATATTTACAATTAGCAAACAGCGGAGGAGATGCAGGAATATTATCTAATGGAGATGACTTAGCACTTTTTACAAGTTCTTCGGGAACAGAAAGAGTGAGAATTGATTCTTCTGGTAAGGTTGGGATAGGAGTAGCTCCAACTTTAGGAGCACTTCATGTCAAAAGTTCACTTACAGATATTGTTACATTTGAAAATACTGATGCAGGAACAACAGGAGCACAATTACTTTTATATCATAATTCTAGTTCTCCTGCTGATGGCGATAGATTAGGAGCATTAGCTTTTCAAGGTAATGATGATGCTGGTAATCATACTACTTATGGTGGAATTAGAGGTTTTGCTACTGATGTAAGCAATACTACAGAAGATGGCACATTAACATTTAGTACAACACAAGCAGGCACTTTTACTGAACAATTGAGGTTAAGCAATTTAGGCAATCTTCATTTATCTGGCGGTTCTGACAGAAGAATACAGCTAGGGTCTGGTGGAGCAGGAGCAAATCAAGTCAGTAACAATACAGTTCATATTCGTGGTGATGGAGCAAATATGAAATTTATGGCTGCTAGTGGCGGTGGTTATGTATTTGAACAAAATGGTAGTGAAAAAATGCGAATAGCAACTACAGCATCTTATGCAAATCTTTGCATAGGAAGAACAGGCACTATTGGTGACTCAAGTGTAAATTTACATCTTACAACAGGTGGTTGGGCTATTGGAGAAGGAACTGCAGGAAACACTACAGCAGGTAGTTATCGTAGAGCTTACTTTGCTTCTGCAAATGATTATTTATATTATTGGAATGGTAATAACCAAGCATATTTAACATCAGCAGGAGTTTGGGAAGATGCTTCAGATGAAAGACTTAAAAAAGATATTGTTGATATTCCATATGGATTAGATGTTGTTAAGTCATTAAAGCCAAGAAAATATAAAATGAAAGCAGATGATTTAGAACAAATTGGATTTATTGCACAGGAAGTAAAAGACATAATACCAGAAGTTACTACACTCACAACAGTAGAACACACAGAAAAAGAAAACGGAGACCAATATGGTTTGTCTTATGGACACTTAACAGCCGTACTAACTAAAGCAATACAAGAACAACAAGTCATAATAGACGACTTAAAGTCAAGAATAGAAACATTAGAGGGATAATATGGCGCTAACAAAAATATCAAGAGGATTATTAAATACAGGAGTTTCAGACGGTTCTGATGCAACCGCTATCACAATTGATAGTTCTGAAAATGTTGGTATTGGAACCTCTAGCCCAGCAGAAAAGCTAGATGTAAGTGGAGATATAAAAGCAACAAAAATAGGTGCAGGTATAAGTCCTATAGTACCTTGCGAGGTTCTTTCTACAGGCACTACATCTACAGCATTAAGAGTTCTTAAAAGCGGAAGTGATGATTCTACGCAGAACAATTTATTTTCAGTAACAGAAATCTCAGGTCATGGAAGATTAAGTATCCATGATAGTTCGCAGAATGAAGATATAAGGTTTGACAGTAATGGAGATTCTTATTTTCTTGGTGGTGATGTTGGAATTGGAACTTCAAGTCCAGGGCAAAATTTAACTGTTAGTTCTTCTGGAGTTACATATTCAAGAGTAACTACATCATCTTCAACTGGAGCTGGTGTTCAAGAAGTAGTAAATAGTGATGGTGATGGTATCTCAACAATTTCTTATAGTTCTAGTGCTTCTGGAACTTTATTTGGATTAAATAGAGCAGATAAAACTTTTATGGATTCAAATCAAGAAACGCTTATAGGTACTTCAGGAACTAATTTTTTAGCTTTTGCTACAAATTCTTCAGAAAGAATGCGAATTGCGTCAGACGGGATAATAACATATAGTACTGGACCTGCTACTGCAGGAGCTGTTGGTACTTATGCTCTTTTATGGAGAACTGATTCTGGCTCAGGTTATGCTTTTGGTGGTACAATTGCTGGTAGTAATTTACGAGCTGCTAGTACTTATCATAATGCTCAATACAGTAATTTTGGTTATGGTAGTACAAGTGTAAGTGGAACTTGGAGATGCATGGGTGAAACTGGAGTTTATAATGGTGGTACAACATATAATGCAACTATTTGGATGGGCTGTACTGTATGGGTAAGAATATCATAATAAAAAAGAGGTAAAAATGGAATCAATAACAATAACAGAAGTTCGTAACGCACAATCATTAAACGCAGAGAATACTATATTTGATGTAGAAATTAACCATCCAGCTTTTGGTTGGATAGCTTATACATTAAATCCTAATGATACAGATATGTCTATAGATAATAGCCAGTTGCTTAAACTGATTGGTTCAGACTATGAAGCCTATGTAGCACCCACTCAAGCAGAACTAGATGCAGAACTAGCTGCAAGTCTTAGAGCACAACGGGATGAAAAGCTATTGATGGAAGTAGACCCTATAGTTTCTAATCCTTTACGATGGAATGAACTAACAGAAGCTAAACAAACAGAGTGGGCACAATACCGAACTGATTTACTTAATTTACCACAGCAATCTGGTTTCCCAAATACAGTAACGTGGCCAACAAAACCGGAATAATTAGAGAGATAATATGACAACAAAAATACAAGGAGAATTTTTAGCGCCAGGAGTAATATCAGACCAAACTCAAGTGTCTGCTGCATCTGCAGACCATGTTCTTATTTTTGATGCATCTGATAATAGTTTAAAGAAAGCTTTAGTTTCTACTATAACTTCAAGCGGAAGCACAGCAGCCGATGATGTTACTGCAGGAGATGCAGCAGTTACTATATCTACTTCTTCAGGAAATATAACAATAGATAATGGAAGTAGTGATGATGACATCATATTTAAAGGAACAGATGGAGGAAGTGACATAACTGCACTTACTCTTGACATGTCAGATGCTGGTACCGCAATCTTTAACAAGAATATTAAGTTAGGACACAACCAATTTGCAATCTTTGGTGATGACGCAAACGACCCAGCTCTCTATGTTTATAGCAATGGAACAGATGGTAAGATTGAAGTTAGCGGAGGAGGTCTACAGTTTGCTACACCACAAAGTATTACTCTTGATGCTAATGGTGGAAATATTACATTACAAGATGGTGGAACAGAAATAGGTCAATTCCAGTTAAATGACACAAACCATTTAAAACTAGGTTCAAAAGTATCTGATGCAGATATTTTCTTTTTTGGAAATGATGGTGGTTCTACTATAAATGCTCTTAGACTTGATATGTCAGAAGCAGGAGCAGCTACTTTTAATAGTACAATAACTACTGGTGGTATAACGATTGATGGTAGTAATTCAACTATAACAGATTCAAGTGATTTTGGAATCATAAGTGGTGGAGATTTAACATTAGATGTATCTGGAGATATTGTTCTTGATGCAGATGGTGGTGATATAAATCTAAAAGATGGTGGCACAAACTTTGGTGCATTTATTAACTCATCAAGTGATTTTAAAATAAGGTCAGCAGTTAGTGATAAAGATTTAATATTGCAAGGAAATGATGGTGGCTCTATTATTAATGCTGTCACTTTTGATATGTCAGAAGAAGGAAGTGCAACTTTTAACAAAAATATTTTATTTGCAGATAATGGTAAAGTTTTAATGGGTAATGGTACAGATGTGGCTTTATTTAGTGATGGCACTAATGGACAATTTCAAATACAAAATGGTTCTCTTACTATTGATTGTGGAGACGATATTAATCTTGATGCTGACGGAGGAACTATTGTATTTAAAGACGGAGGCACAGAAATTGCACTTCTTGCTTTAGATAACTCTGGTTATTTTGATATTTATTCTTCAGTTTCAGATTCAGATATAAGATTAAGAGGAAATGACGGTGGTTCACTTATAACCGCCCTCACCCTTGACATGTCCGAAGCTGGTGCAGCAACCTTTAACAATAACGTCACAGCTTATTCAGACGAAAGATTGAAAAGTAATATTGAAACCCTAGAAGATGGTTTAGCTAAAGTGGAGCAACTTAGAGGTGTCACTTACACCAGAGACGAAAAAGAAAACATAGGTGTTATTGCTCAAGAAGTAGAGAAGATATTACCAGAAATAGTATTAACAGCAGATGACGAAATGGGTACTAAGTCTGTAGATTATAGCAGAATAACTGCAGTATTGATTGAAGCTGTAAAAGATTTGTCAGCACGAGTAAAAGAATTAGAGAATAAATAATGGCATTACCAACAAGTGGAGCATTAAGTTTAAACGCTATTCACGTTGAAGCAGGTGGTTCTAGTGGTACTACCTGTTCTTTAAACGATACAGATATAAGAGGCTTAACAGCAGCTTCTGGTAGAACTATAAATAGTACTCAAGGTACTAATATAGATTTTGCAGATTTTTATGGTGCTTCATTAGTCACAACAGCAGCAGCTGTCTCTACAACTATGACTGTTGGTGGAGCTTCTAGCACAAGCACTATACAATATGTAGGTACTTCAAGAAGTACATTTAGAGGTTATGACTCATCCGGTTCTTATGATAGTAGTGTTACAAGCTTTGGAAGTATGGCTGCCACATCTTTTACTAACTATTTTGGTGGAAATACTATTACTGAACTAGCGATTCAAGGACTGTCTTATTCAAATGTGGGTGCAGGTGGTGCTGCATCATCAGGTACAGTAGTGCTAAGAATAAATGCAGCAAATGTTGCTAATTCTAATACATCATTTAAAGAAGTGCAAATCGGAGTCTCTTCAAGTTCTTCTCACGAAGTTTTACAAAGAACAAATGCTACTTATGCTACTTCAGGTTCTGAAACTAGTTGGACTTGGACAGGTGTAGGCGGAACTCCACCAGATAATCTTACTAGTGATTTTGGACCATTCCCTGGTTCAGGTAACAACAGAAGTATTTATTTTAGACAGGTTTAGTATGACTCAAATTAAATTACAAAAAGAATCTATAGAAAGCAGTCTTCCAGGAATTACTCCAGATGTAGATGAAAATAGTATTTCTTTTAATAGATTAACTTTTTCTGTTAAACACCCCACAAGTGCAAAAATGCATTATTGGGAATTCAATAAAAGCGATAGTAATAGCCTTCTAGTTGAAAAAGAAGATGGAATATACATAGACGACGAAGATATAAATTATTTGAAAGATAGTTGGAGTGTTGAAGAATATGAAACAGGTTTAAATGGAGCATGGAGAAATGGAGAAAAAGGAGTTGATATTCCAGATGAATGGTGGGGAGAAGTAAGTATTGTTCCTTTGAAAACTGCTATGTATGATGATGTTTTTGTTAATCAAGAAATTGTAAAAAAAGACTATTCAGTTGGTTGTACAGGAAATTTGAAAAAAGAGTATGATGAGTTAATAACTAAGATAAAAGAAAAGTTCCCAAATGAATACGATTTTTATAGCAACGAAAACAATATTATTGGCAAATATAATGATAATCATACTATAAGACCACCATATAAATCCCAAAATACTATTACTGTTTACCATATGTATTATCCAAAAACTTGGATAGAAAAACTTTTAACAGATTACCAATGTCCAAATTTTGATTATAAATATGCTTTTTGGTTTGGTTTTAAATATGATTTAGACTTAGGTAAAAGATATTTAAAACTAGTAATTAGAGATGATGATAAAACAAGCAACTATCAAAAACATCCAGACTCATTTATTCCTAGACCACAACTACCAGTTTGTAATGAGCCTTACTTTGCAAAAATATATTCGGAAGATGGCACAGAAGCAAATGAGTATGATGTCTTTTTTACAACTACGCCAAAAATAATGAAGGAATACTGCACACAAAATAAATTAGACTTTCCTATACCAGAGAGTAGAGAAGGCGACTACATCTGGACTTATG